GATTGTATAAGTAACTTTATAAAAATGATGGATGAAATTAAAGTACGTAAGTCTTTAGTTCAAGTAGACCATAAAATACATTCTATAAATAGGAATGCCGGCTTAGCTGAAATATGTTCTAAAGTCGATGTACTAATGTGTCACTATGTTGACAATCCTTTTGGTCAATGGGTTAAGAAGAATAATATTAAAACACCACTAACTAATATGGGAGTAGGTTTTAACTTCAATAAAGAGTATTGGAAACCTATTGAACAACAAAATCCTTACTATGTAAGATGGGTAGGTCGTACCGCTATGTGGAAAGGACCAGATGTAATGATTGATTTCCATAATGACCAGCTTCGTAAAAATCATTTCATTACAATACTTGAAGGTTTAGAAGCTTCGATTAATTACCCTGCTGTTCTTTATAAGAATCCAAAAGAAATGACTGGTAGAAGACAAGTAGTAAATTATTTTAGACCTGAAAAAGGTATTGACAATACTGGTAAACATCCGGAGTATGGTGCTGAAACGACAAATCAAGGTGCGTATTTGTATGGTGCATATACACATAGTGAAATGATGGAAAGAATGAGTTTAGGTGGATTTGGTTCTGACCTTATGTATTTTAAAGAAAATATATATGGTGATAACGTAGAGTACTGCCACACTGATTCATTTGCAGCAGGTGTAATACCTATATTCCATAAACACTTTTGTGATAATGTAATACATAGAAAGCAAGGTAAGCCAATAAGTCAATGTAAAGATACAGGTACATTAGCTGTTGATGCGTCAAATGCACAATCAGTTTGTTCACAAATGATTGCTCTTGCAAATGACAATGTAATGAGAAATGCATGGAGAAACATGATGTATGAATTTTGGAAAGAACATTGTGATGCTGAGACGGTGTATAACGACATCATAAATAATACACTAAATTATAATGAAAAGAATGAAACAACACTGGAGGATTTTTTCGTATGAAAGTAGCGATTACAGGATCACGTGGTTTTATTGGTAGCCACTTAAAAACCAAGCTCGAAACTGATGGCCATGAAGTAGTTGAATGGGATTTAAGGCAAGAACCAGCAAAAGATATAGAAGACTTTAGTCCTGGTGATGTAACACACGTTGTGCATTTAGCGGCATACGCTGATGTAAGACAAAGCCTTCAAGAACCACAAAAGTATTGGACTAATAATGTAGAAAATACTACACGTATACAAAAGATATGTGGTTATAATAACATACCATTATTATATGCATCTTCATCGTGTATACATCAATGGTGGTTATCGCCGTACGGTACAAGCAAAAAGGTAAATGAAGAAACCGCAATGCCAAATCAAGTTGGTTTAAGGTTTACTACAGTTTATGGCGATGGTGCCAGAGAATCCATGCTTATTGGTAAGCTAGTCAGCGGCACTATAAAATATTTAACTCGTCATGTAAGAGATTTTGTACACGTTAGCGATGTTGTTGATGCTATAGTTTTACTCTTAGGTAAAGATATAAGATTGCTAAAACCAGCATATGATATTGGTACTGGTAACGGTAATGTAGTAGAAGACTTAGGTAACTTAGCAGGTTGGCAAGGTATTGAAGTTACTGACGGAGATACTTGTGAAGCACAAGATAATACTGCTGATATATCAGAAATGAAAAAATTAGGTTGGGAACCTAAAATAAATGTAGAAGATTACATTGTTAAAAACACGGTACCTCACTAATGAATTATGCAAGCATAGTACCACTTATAGGTGGCGAAACAATTGCAATGCAAAATGTTTTCAAAAAGAAACCGGAGTACATATTAAGCTATGAAGACTTTAAAGCAAACGATAATCACTTGGTCGAATATTATAAAGGAGAAGTTCCCTATTATCTTTTGGGAAATAACAGGTCATACAACTTACCTGCTGTCGATGTTATTAATACCGTATGTCCTTGTGCTGGCTTGTCTAGTCTCAATACTTCAGCATCTTCTGATGCTTCTGCTAACGATTGGATGTCTACCTCTGCTAATTATGTCTTGGGTACACTCAAACCTAGAGTATTCTGGGGCGAAAACGCACCTAGACTTGCTTCAAAAATGGGAGAGCCTGTTGTTGAAAGTCTCCGTCAAATTGGAAGAGAGCATGGCTACACTTTCTCGTTATATAAAACAAAGTCTCTCCTTCATGGACTCGGACAAGTAAGAGATAGATCTTTTTATTTCTTTTGGAAAGGCGATAAAGTACCACAACTTAGTTATATAAAAAGGAAACATCAAAAGATCGAGGATACTATTAGGTCAACTAATAATAATCCAGATGATCCAATGAATGTGCTTACTAATACATCAACACCGTCACACGACCCGTATTACAGATATGTACTTGAAGAACTTGAAGGTGGCATAACTCATAACGAATTTCAAAATAAAATTAATAAGAGTTATGATGTTCTTCATTACATTGAAGATAAGCGTGTAACATATAATGAAGTATCAAAATGGATGGCAGCCAATGGCTTTGAAAAACAAGCAGTACGATGTAAAGTAATGCATGAAAAACTAGCATCAGGCGGTAACATAATGAGAAGAGGTGTATATGTACCAAAAGATTACATTGGAGCTTTCGTAGGTAGCGCACCAACTAAACTTACACATCCTGATATTGATAGACATCTTACTATAAGAGAATGTTTAAATATAATGGGATTACCACAAGATTTTATTTTACAAGGTGGTGTAAAAAATTTAAATCATATCTGTCAGAATGTACCAGTTACTACTGCAACAGACATGGCAGAAAATGTTTTAAGATTCTGTGATGGCAGATTAGATAATCAGTTATGGAATCAAGATTTTATGATTCAAGATAATAAAAATCAATCGATAATTAGTGAAAATAAACCTTTACAATTAGACGAATTTATGGTATAATAATACTATTATTTGTAGGAGAAATGTATGTCAATAATGGATAAACTTAAGAAGAACAGTAAAGTAGATTACACATCAGTGCTTTCTGATTCTAAATTTTTTAATGATAAAGACATGGTACCGACCGATGTACCAATGATAAACGTAGCTTTGTCTGGCTCGATGGACGGCGGTGTATCACCGGGTCTAACAGTTTTAGCTGGTCCATCTAAACACTTTAAAACTTCATTTGCGTTAATAATGGCAAGTGCTTATCTTAAAAAGTATGAAGATGCAGTTTTGTTATTTTATGATTCAGAATTTGGTTCACCTCAATCTTATTTTGAAAACTTTGGTATTGATACGAGTAGAGTACTTCATACGCCAATTACAAATGTAGAAGAATTAAAGTTTGATATGATAGCGCAACTTGAAGGTTTAGAAAGAAAAGATAAAGTTGTAATAGTAATTGATTCAATCGGCAACCTAGCATCTAAAAAAGAATTAGATGATGCTATAAATGAAAAATCAGTTGCAGATATGTCAAGAGCAAAAGCACTTAAAGGTTTATTTAGAATGGTAACACCATATTTAAATATGAAAGATATACCTTTACTTGCAGTTAATCATACATATCAAGAAATTGGTTTATTTCCTAAGGCTGTGGTTTCAGGTGGCACAGGTATTTACTATAGTGCAGATAACATCTGGATTCTTGGTCGTCAACAAGATAAAGTTGGTACAGAAATAAAAGGTTACCACTTTGTAATTAACGTGGAGAAATCAAGATATGTTAAAGAAAAGTCTAAAATTCCTATTTCTGTTAGTTGGGACGGTGGTGTTCAGCAGTGGTCTGGTCTTCTTGACGTTGCTATGTCTGGCAATTATGTTTCTAAGCCAAGCCCTGGTTGGTACTGCAGAATTGATAAATCAACTGGAGAATTGGTGGAACCAAAAGTTCGAGAAAAAGAAACTCTAAACGAAGAATTTTGGAAACCGATCCTAGAAGAAACTGATTTCAAACAATACATTACTAATAAGTATTCAATATTAAATAATAATATAAATTTAGAAAAGTTGGATCAACATTAATGGTATTAACCGAAAATAAACATTATGAAATAATTCCAGATAAAGGTGATGAACAAGCTTGGAATGTAAGAATACTTTCAGGCACTTTTACTGAAACAGTATTAAAATATGGTGTTGTAAAATTTAATGGCAAAGGAAAAGATAAATATATGTCTTTTAACTTTGATATTGTTTACACACCAGATACTGAATTAACAAAAGAAAATAAAAAGCTTCAAGAATTCGCCGGCATATTACTAGAACAAGTAATGGCTAGAGGAATTGAAGAAGGCAATGTAATAACAAGAGAGGTCAAAGATGAAAATGACAAGTAGCCAAAGACTAGTATTATTGATGGATGAAATTGCAATTGCTAAAAGCAAACTGCAACCACATGATACTGGACACATACACACTTCAATAAGCTATTTAGAAAGTAGAGTTGAAGAAATACAACAAGATATTGAAAAGGTATTAAAGAAAGCTGCCTATGCCAACTAACTTAGAACAAACTATATTACGTAATCTATTAACTGATGAAAGTTACATGCGTAAAGTATTACCATTCATCAAGCCGGATTACTTTGAAGG